GAACTAAATGGGTTTGTAACTTTTGGTTTCATCAACACAGTGCAAGCCTGCGACACAAAGTACAATGACTGACGTTAACGTAGAATTGCTTCCTTGGCAAACCAAGGTATTTGAGGATCCTACAAGATTCAAGGTAGTAGCGGCTGGACGAAGAACAGGTAAATCTAGGTTAGCAGCGTGGATGCTCATAATAAATGCCCTACAAGCAGAGAGGGGTCATGTTTTTTATGTTGCCCCCACACAGGGACAAGCCCGTGACATTATGTGGCAGACGCTCCTTGAATTAGGTCATGATGTCATAACAGGCTCACATATTAACAACCTACAGCTTAAACTAGTTAACGGTGCAACCATTACGCTTAAGGGTGCTGACCGTCCAGAGACTATGCGTGGTGTTAGTCTTAAGTTCCTAGTGATGGACGAGTACGCAGACATGAAGCCTGATGTTTGGGAGCAAGTACTACGCCCAGCCTTGGCCGACCAGAAGGGTCACGCGATGTTCATAGGAACGCCTATGGGACGTAACCACTTCTACGAACTCTACAAGTACGCAGAGCTAGGTGACGATGAAACCTACTCAGCGTGGCACTTTACTAGCTACGATAATGACTTACTCGACCCAGAAGAGATTAACATAGCAAAGAAGTCCATGTCAAGCTATGCGTTTCGTCAGGAGTTCATGGCATCTTTTGAGGCGGTTGGCTCAGAGATGTTTAAAGAAAACTGGATACACTACGGTGAAGCCCCAGAAGACGGTGACTACTTTATAGCCATTGACCTCGCAGGCTTTGAAGAGGTAGGGAAGAAACGAACAAAGAATTCAAAGCTGGACGAAACTGCGTTATCAATTGTTAAGGTAGGTGACAACGGTGACTGGCACATTGAGAACATCATACACGGTAGATGGACACTGGATGAGACGGCCCTTAAAATATTCCAAGCTGTTCGGGATTATCGTCCTGTGTCTGTTGGTATTGAGAGGGGAATTGCAAAACAGGCGGTTATGTCACCACTCATGGATCTACAGAAAAGGCACGGACAGTTCTTTAGAGTTGAAGAACTAACACACGGCAACAAAAAGAAAACCGACAGAGTAATGTGGGCGCTGCAAGGGCGCTTTGAGAACGGAGTTATTAGCATAAGCAAAGGCGATTGGAACGCAAGGTTCCTTGACCAGTTGTTTCAATTCCCTGATCCGCTGACGCACGATGACTTAGTAGACAGTCTCGCGTACATAGATCAGCTTGCTAACGTCCCTTACGGGATACATGACTTAGAGTTTGATGAGCCTGAAATTTTAGACATTGTAGCAGGATACTAATTATGAGAGACGATCTATACAGCCCTGACCCCCTTCTAGTCCAAGAGTCCTTGGAAGATTGGGTTATAAACAAGTGTGAGAACTGGCGTGACAATTACCAGTCTAACTACGAAGAAAAGTTTGACGAATACTACAGACTGTGGCGAGGCATCTGGGATCCAGCAGATACCGAAAGAGCCTCTGAGCGTTCAAGGATTATATCGCCAGCCTTGCAGCAGGCCGTGGAGTCTAACGTTGCTGAGATGGAAGAAGCCACGTTTGGACGGGGCAAGTGGTTTGACATTGCTGATGATGTTAACGACAAAGAATCTCAGGATGTGCAATATTTACGTAACAAACTCACAGAAGACTTTGAGAACACACAGGTGCGTAAAGCTGTTGCTGAGTGTCTCATAAACTCTGCTGTTTTTGGTACAGGCATTGGCGAGATCGTCTTAGAAGAAATCAAAGAGATGGCCCCGGCTACACAGCCTATCATGGACGGGCAGCTACAGGCAGTAGGCGTTAACATTACTGACCGTGTGGTGGTTAAGCTTAAGCCTGTCATGCCTCAGAACTTTTTGATTGATCCGGTAGCAACGTCCATTGAGGACGCTATGGGCGTCGCTGTTGACGAGTTTGTAGGCAGCCACCACGTAGAACGGTTACAGGAGCAAGGCGTCTACAGGGACGTATACGTAGGCACAGCAGCTCCTGACACTGACCTTGAGCCAGATCAAGACATTGCAGTCTACGGTGACGACAAAGTTCGCCTGACAAAGTACTACGGCCTTGTTCCTAAGCACATGTTAGAAGACGCCACCGATGAAAAGATAGACGGTGACGAAGGGTACGTAGAAGCAATTGTTGTTATCGCTAATGGCGGTGTTCTCCTAAAGGCTGAAGCAAACCCCTACATGATGCAGGACAGGCCCGTGGTGGCGTTCCCGTGGGATGTAGTACCTTCTATGTTCTGGGGCCGTGGCGTTTGCGAGAAGGGCTATAACAGCCAGAAGGCGCTTGATACAGAGCTACGTGCGCGTATTGACGCATTAAGCTTGACTATCCACCCAATGCTAGCTATTGACGCTACACGTTTACCACGCGGCGCAAAGCCAGAAGTACGCCCCGGAAAGATGATACTTACTAACGGAGATCCTCGTGAAGTCTTACAGCCGTTCAACTTTGGTCAAGTGGGTCAGATCACGTTCGCCCAAGCAGCCTCCTTGCAACAGATGGTACAACAAGCTACTGGAGCAGTTGATTCAGCGGGACTCGCCGGTAACGTTAATGGTGAAGCTACTGCCGCTGGCATTTCTATGTCTCTCGGTGCTATTATTAAACGCCATAAACGCACTTTGATAAACTTCCAGCAGTCGTTCCTGATTCCGTTCGTTAAGAAGGCTGCGTACCGTTACATGCAGTTTGACCCGGAAAATTACCCTGTGAAGGACTATAAGTTCAACGCTACCTCGACCTTAGGTATCATTGCTCGTGAGTACGAGGTTACACAGCTTGTGCAGCTCTTGCAGACCATGAAGCAGGATAGCCCGATATACCCTGTGTTAATCCAGAGCATTGTAGACAACATGAATCTGTCTAACCGCGAAGAACTTATTGCCTCTATGCAGCAAGCACAGCAGCCTAACCCAGAAGCACAACAGGCAGCTATGCAGGCGCAACAGGCACAGCTTGCGTTCCAGCAGTCTCAGACAGCCGCCCTAGCTGCACAGGCTCAGGAATCTCAAGCACGAGCGCAGAAGTACGCTGTTGAAGCGCAGCTTGAGCCACAAGAGGTTGAGATCAAACGCATTGAGGCTATTACACGTAACCTCCAAGCGGGAGATCAAGACGACAAAGAGTTTGAGCGTCGCCTTAAGGTCGCACAAGCAATCACTAAAGACAAAGAAGTAGAGGCTAAGATCAATGTTAATGACCCAGCAAGACCTCAAGAACCTAATCGCACAAGTCAACGACGCGTTCAAAGGCCAGTTCAACCGCCTGTCGAACCTAGAAGAGAAGGTAGCGGCCCTAGAAACATTCCAGAAGGAGTTTTTGAATGAGCAAGGAAAAAGATCCACGACTAGCAAGGGCAGGGGTAAGCGGGTACAACAAGCCAAAGAGGACGCCTAAGCATCCTACGAAGTCTCACGTAGTTGTAGCCAAGGAAGGCGACAAGGTTAAGACCATCAGGTTTGGACAACAGGGAGTCTCAGGAGATAAGAAGCCTACGGCTCGTCAGAAGTCCTTCAAGGCACGACACGCAAAGAATATAGCCAAAGGCAAGATGTCTGCGGCATATTGGGCCAACAAGGAGAAGTGGTGATGGCAGGACTCTACGATAACATTCACGCTAAACGTAAGCGTATCAAAGCAGGAAGCAAGGAGAAGATGAGAGCCAAGGGTTCTAAAGGAGCACCAACGGCCAAGAACTTTAAACAAGCAGCTAAAACAGCAAAGAGAGGAAAACGATAATGCCTAAAGTTAACGGTAAGTCCTACCCATACACCAAAGCTGGCAAAGCAGCAGCAAAGAAGGCCAAAGCAGGCTCTAACTCTTACAAAGGTAAGAAACGTAAATAATACCAAAGAAAACACTTGACATTTACCTTAGAATATGTTATAATATACAGTATATAGTAACTAACGAGATAACCGAATGGCCTCTTTAACGAAAGAAGAAGATGAATACTATAACAATTACTTTGATATGTTTAACTCTAAAGGTTGGAAACAACTTGTTGAAGAACTAAACGTAAACTTAGTAAATGTTAACAGCGTTCAAGCTACTAAAGATGTAGATGATATGTATTTCCGTAAAGGACAGTTAAACGTTCTTAATAGCATTGTCAATCTAGATGACTCTATTGACGCTGCGTATAAGGACGCAACTGAAAATGATTAAAGTGTATGACTTCAAGTGTACCAATGGTCACTTGTTTGAAGAATTTGTAGAAGCAGGTACAACAACCAGTAGGTGCGGTTGCGGTGCTAACGCTACAAGGGTCGTCTCTGCCACGCAATGCGTACTCGAAGGTGCCTCTGGGGATTTCCCCGGTAGACACATGAAGTGGGTACGAGAACATGAGCAAGCAGGACGTAAATAAACTCCACAACCGTTAGGCGGAGAAGGTTAATAATATGGCACGAGCACAACTCGTAGATGAGCGTTCGGAAGAAGAACTTAACAACGAAGAAGTAGACACATTAGAAACACCAGAGGATACAATTGAGTCTCAGGAAAAAACTGAGGTAGCTCAAGAGGAGCCTAGCTTACCAGAGAAGTATCAGAACAAATCTTTAGAAGAAGTTGTTCAGATGCATCAAGAAGCTGAGAAGCTACTAGGCAAACAAAGCTCTGAGGTTGGTGAACTACGTGGCGTTGTTGATGACTACATCCAAACACAACTCGCAAATCAACAAGCACCTGTACAACAGCAAGAAGAAGACGATACTGATTTCTTCGTTGATCCACAGGCAGCAGTTAATAGGGCAATTGAGAACCATCCTAAGAT